AAGACCCTTACGCTGTTTCTAGCTACTCCTAGACCTTTGTGTACATCATTGATGCTACTAGCTCTGTTAGCCTCTAGCTTCAAGTTCTTTAACGTTATTATCTTCTTACCCATTTACTTCACCTCCTTATATATTTAGTAAACTGCTCTTTCTATTAATCTTCTACTACATTACCATATTACATTACATATTGCAACATAGTATTAAACTTTCTTTTAGGCTAATTTGACATTTGTAATTATATCCTTATAATAGAGGTAGAGACTAAGACGAAAGGAGAGACAATGACATATCAAACTATTTTCAATAAAACTTTAAAAGATATCAGAATGTTGTGCAATGTTACAAACAACGAAACATTAGGCAATACTATAGTAAAAAAGCTATTCGATTTTTCAGATGAACTTAAAGACAATGACATAATAAAAGGAGACAACGACAATGACAAAGAGAATGTTACACGAGAACATAACTAAATCAGAAAAGTTTAGTAAAATAAGCTTTGAGGCTGAATGTTTATATAATAGGCTACTTACCCAGACAGATGATAACGGAAATACTTTAGGTAGCTACGGCTATATTAAAGATATATGTTTCCCACGATCAAAAAACTATAAATCTATTTCTTATACACAAGCAGAGAAATGGACTAAAGAACTAATCAAAATAGGGCTATTAATTTCCTATTCTAATGATGATGTTTTATATCTACACTTTAGCAGATTTGAGGACTTCCAAAAACTTAGACAAGATAGGCTTAAAAAAAGCTCAATCCCTTGCTATGACTCGTTGCGGTCAAATGGTTGTCAATTGGTTGCAGAATGTCCGCATGAAGTAGAAGTTAAAGTAGAAGTAGAAGTAGAAGATAAAGGAGAAGGGGTTTTTGTCGAGATAATAAATAATCTCAACGATGTGTGTTCTACTAATTACAAAAGTTCTACAGAGAAAACACAGTCTCTAATAAATGCTAGATTAAAAGAAGGGTTTACTGTTGATGATTTTAAAACAGTTATTAATAAACAAAACGCTAATTGGAGTAATGATGCTAAGTTTAGTAAGTTTCTAAGACCAGAGACATTGTTTGGTACTAAGTTTGAAGGATACTTAAACGCTAAGTCTGATATTGATAGGAAACAATCACTTAAAGACTTATGGAGTGAAGAAGGAGAGATTATTGATGTTGTCTAAAAAATCAGAACTAATAAGAAGTTTCCTTAAAGGCTATAACCAAGAAGTAAGATTTGATATGTACGACCTAGTATTAAGCGAGCTAGAAGAGAAGTTTCTATTTAAAAGACTAAAGGAATGTGTGCTAACTTTTGAAAGGTGTCCTACTGTTGCTGAGATAATGGGAACTAACACTAAAGATACTGGCGATGTAGAAACAGCTTGGCAAGAGTTTAAAAAGACTTGTTGTAACAACCTAAGATTTGACCCAATGCCTGACTGGGTATTTACTATTAAAAAGCTTATAGGCGAAATTGACGTTGAAGAGATGACACACGATACCGAGAAATGGGTCAAGAAAGAGTTTCTTCGCATTTTCCCTGCTATAAAGGCAGGAACTATTGAGTTGAAGCAAGAAAACGCAAAATACGAGCTTGTAGGTGGCTCTAACATATTGATAGGTAATAGCGATAATAAGGTTTTGACAGATTTGATATCCTTACAAGCGATAATAAAGGAGAGTTGATGATGGAAGATAGTAAATCATTTAGGTGTAGATATAAGGTTTATGTTATAGAAAATAGCATAGAAGAGTTAGTTCATGTTGGGTCAACTATTGTCCTTGCCAAAAAATGCTTTAATGAAAAAAAACAGTTGCTTAAGTATCAAGTAGTTATGTTGGTAAAAGATGATAAAGATATTTTATGTGAGTCTATACTAAAACAAAGAAAGTATTACGATGTTATAGATAGAAAATTTGAGGGGAATGCTATGTGGACTAGGGTAAAGAAAGAAACAAATCCTGAATGGTATGTCGGCAGCAAGTATCATTTTATTAACGAGCAAACTAATGGCTAAGTATCTAGTAATGTTCCTGATAACAATAGACGTAGTAATAGCTATTGCATACTTGGTTAATGGTAGTGTTGCTAAATTTATATATTGGCTAAGTGCTGCAAGTATTAGTTTTAGTACATTGTTAATGAAATGAAAGGTGGTGAAAAGATGAATATATTAGAAGAGGCTAATAAGATAACAAGCCATGATAGGAACAGTCAGTACGATGAGCCAGAGGATAACTTTGCCAGGATATGGGAATACAACAAGGCTTATCTAATAAATAAAGCTAAGGGCAGAAATTTAATTCCTGAACTAGAATGTCAATTATTGTCGTTTATAGGATCACTTGGATTAGAATATATAGCTAGGCAAGGGTTATTTATTAAGTTAGGCAGAGAGGATTTTAAACATAAGAGAGATAACTTAGTAGACTTGGTTGGATACGCAAGGTGCCTAAGTAAAATAGAGGGAGATGAAAATGCAAAAAAATAAAGGTTGCGAGTATTGCACAAAGGATTGTAAAAATAAGGATAGGAACGCTTACTTCTACTGTGATAAGTTCGTGAATAATCCACAGGCTAAGAAAATAGATTTACCTGATTGCTTTAATGATATATTGGGTGGGTTTAATAAACATCATTAATGGTGTAATTGGTATAGTAAAAAACATCATAGATGGTGTGGAAAGGTTTTAAAATGTCAGACTTTTTTAACGATAAGAAATCGAAGAAGAGCAAGAGCAGGGTATTAGTCATTGGAGATTTACATGAGCCGTTTTGTTTAGATGGTTACTTGAAACATTGCAAGCAAGTATATAAAGAATATGATTGTAACCAAGTAGTGTTCTTGGGTGATACTATTGATAATCATTACTCTAGCTATCACGAGTCTGACCCTGATGGTATGAGTGCTGGCAACGAGCTAGATTTAACTATAAGTAAAATATCTAAATGGTATAAAGCTTTCCCTCATGCTAACGTCTTGCTTGGAAACCATTGTCTAATAATTATGCGTAAGGCTTATAGTGGTGGTTTATCTAAACAATGGGTTAAAGAGTATGGCGAAGTATTGAAAACGCCTCTATGGGAGTTTGCAGAAGAGTTTATAATAGACGATGTTGTATATTGTCATGGTACTGGTGGTAAAGCTAAGAGCAGAGCAAAGAGTGAGTTATGCAGTATTGTACAAGGTCATTATCATAGCGAGACTTATATAGAGTATCTTGTAGGAAATAACTTTAAAATATTTGCTATGCAGGTAGGCTGTGGAGTAGATAGAAAGTCTTATGCTATGGCGTATGGCAAACACTTCCATAAACCAGCTATAGGTTGTGGAGTTGTTATCGATGGTAGGAAAGCTTATATTGAAATGATGGAACTAGGAGGTAAGAGATGAAAATATTAGCAACAATAACATTGGTAGTAGTAACAATAGCATTGGTAATTAACAAGTTAGTAAAGCACTATGAGTATTAGCGATTTACTAGACATAGACCCACTGAAAGAACCAGAGATATATCTAGCTGAGTATATACGTGAGATAACAAATACTGACAAGTGTATGCAAAGTGATGATTGGATAGTTAAGTGTAATGGTGATACGTTAAAGATGTTATTAGATGATTAATGCGTGGTTCAGTACCTATAGTGAACTATGTAGTGGATTGTTTATACTAAACTAGAAAGGATAAACGATGATAGAGATAACAGTTAAGTGCTATGGTAACGAGTATGAGCTAAGGTTTAGCGATGAGACTGGTATGGTAGACTTTGCTAGAGAGCTAAAGAAGGTTGCTTATCTGGTAGGATATGGAGAAAAGTCTGTAAAGGAAATATTTAAGAAAGATGTTTAGTATTGCATTATGTAACTTGATGGTGTAAGGTTAATAAATAGAAAGAGGTGTAATAATGAGAATATGCAAGCGTTGCAGACAAGAGATTAACCCAAAGGATGTAAAGACTGAGCTACTAGATAACAAGTGCTGGTGTTTCACGTGCCACAAGGCTAAACAGGATGAGCGTAACGCTAAGTATTCGGCAAGCTGTAAGACCCCGATGATGTCAGCAGGTAAATGGAAACTAGGTGAAACTTATTCTACTAAGGGAATGAGCATTAGAGAGAAGTCTGCTATGTTTATGGATGCTGTGTTGTCTTGTAATAGTGGGATGCTGTAATGGTAAATAAGAAGTATCGCAAAAATATAGACGATCAAGGGAATGTATTAACAGATAAACAAGTTGCTGATATAAAGGCTGGTTACTATGATGATCAGCCAGTATGCGAATGTTGCCATAAAGGAAGAGGAGTTATTCACCACCATATAAAACAACAGTTCACTTATCATGGCGAAGGATATGTTTTACAGTTCCCAGATAACTATTCTACTCTTTGCTTAGATTGCCACCAACACGTTCACGCTTCTAGCAATCAATACGAGCGTAATAATCACAAGATACCTAAAAGTTACTTTGAAGAATTAAAGAATGGACAAGAGACTAGCTTCTACGTAAGGGAATATTTAAGAAAAAACAATGGCATAGTATAGGCGTAGCAGTAAAAGACTACTAACGGCTATTTAAATATACACACATCGCATAATATGATTGATTAAAGCCTGTGTTAGATAAGTTTAAACTGTAGCAAAGTATTATATCCCATACTTGTATCTTATGTTTAGCATAGTCTGATTCGCCTATGTTGTGGCTTCTAACATCTTCTATTATACCGTTGTGCCTATTTGTCATATTAACCCCGTTTCTGTTACTGTTTTATCAATAAATTAGTCCCATTCTATAACATTAAATCTAGTTCAAGTTGTTAATTTATTACCGTACAGGTTCATAATTCACAGTTCATAGTGAACCATAACATTAAATATCTTTTACTTTATGTTAAGGGGAGAGTTTAAATAATTCGTCACTTCTGCTGAGTTATAGTATAAAAGTAAGGATAACTCTTTACTTCTGGCTAGTTTGAAGGTGATTGAGCGATAGGAGGTGAAGCTATCGCCCATTTAAACATCACCAAAATGAACTTACCCAGCTACGCTGTGAAGAGGTTTGCGATGTATGTTGGTCTTATTATAACATTTAAAGGCTTATTTTAACACAAGCTAAAACTACAATGAGGATTTTATCTATAAATATCTCTAGTGCTTGCATCTCTATACGTGAGTCTTTCTGCTCTTGGATAGTAATTAACGATTCGTATCTAGCCTTTTGCTCTGTAGCTTTAAGCATGACAGTACCAGCAAGCTCTGCATCTGTTTTAGCATAGCCCATAGTCATAAACATTATTAATAGTATCAGGCTAATTCTTTTCATTCCAGTCCTCCAGCATCTGTCTTTGTGCTTCTGGTGTAAATTTCTTGAACTTCTTAGCCTCGCTAGTGTTCCTTTTGAATAGTCCACCGAATATTAATTTTAGTAACATTTTAATCATTTCCTCATCGCCTCTATGCCTGATTTTATTGAGAACAGTCCAGTACTAGCACCTATTGTACTTATTAATACTACTGCATCCTTGAACATGAAAGCATAAACAGTGCCTATAGTTAGTGCTGTAAATGCGAATATCTTACTTGCTGTAATCGTTATGTTAAATTTCATATCTGCTCCTTTACTAATGTTATCTTTTTGAATATCGGTGTCCATGCTTCCATGTATTCCTCTGCTGTCTCCAAGCTCTTAGTCTCTACATACAATCCATCACGCATTAAATAGCTATTGTTCTTGCCATTCTTTACTTTGAACCTGTAGATGTTCATAATACTAAGCTCCTTTATCTACTATTTTACGCCCCTCTTACCACTAAGTCAAATCTAACTATATCATTTATCGCTTTATAAAACAGCTCTTTCGCTGATATGCTTCCTATTAATGCCTCTACTCCGAACATATCGCTGTAAGTTGACCCGTAAGCAATGCAACCTTTTAGCTCGCTTACCATGTTTGCTGTGTGCATAAGTATATGAGTTCTTCCCTCTACGTCTTTTAATTGGTAAACACTTTTGAACTTTGGGCTTAATATTCTTTCGCATTGGTACACCCCCTCAGGTATGCATGATATATCTACTTGATTACCTAGCCATGGTCTTTCTAGTGTTAGGCAGATAGGCTTACCTTTGACTACAAGATTTCCCCATGTAGCTGTTGGTGTATAGAATCTTACAAGCTCTACTTTCAATTTAAACCCCTACTATTATTTTTACTATCATTGGAAGCAATTGGTCTGCTCCTGCTATAGCTCCTATCACGAATAATCCAAAGTATAAATATAGTAACTTCTTGTCGGTTGTTGCTGTTCTTCCTATGCAATGTTTAGCATATACAAAATTATCTTTTAGATACTCCTTAAGGTCTTGCATCTCTTCTTTAAATATGTCATGCACCTCTAAGTACATCTTTTTTGTTAGCTCTTTTTTCTCTTCTTCACTCAAAATTTAAACTCCCAATGTATCAATCTATATAATCCGTAACCTGCAAAGTTAGCAACAATGTCTTTATTATCCCATTGACCACCACTATTAACATCTACCTGCTCTTTAGCTAGGCTGATAACCAATAGCCCTAAAGCTGACTCGTACCATTGCCATTGCTGTACTGTCTCAAGTTCATCTACAATGATATAAGATGCTCCTGCATGTAGAACCTTATCCGTAGGTATAAATGATAACGGGTCTATTGCAAAGCTAAACGATAATAGTAGTATTAGTAGTAGTTTTTTCAT